TCAGCTACATACCATACAAAGATATCGTTGGCGTATGGACTGTATGTCACGGACACACCGGAAAAGACATCATGCCCGGTAAAACGTATACCGAAGCAGAATGCAAAGCCCTCCTGAATAAAGACCTTGCCACGGTCGCCAGACAAATTAACCCGTACATCAACGTCGATATACCGGAAACAACGCGCGGCGCTCTTTACTCGTTCGTTTACAACGTGGGCGCTGGTAATTTCAGAACATCGACGCTTCTTCGCAAAATAAACCAGGGCGATATCAAAGGCGCATGTGATCAGCTACGGCGCTGGACATACGCTGGCGGTAAGCAATGGAAAGGGCTGATGACTCGCCGCGAGATTGAGCGTGAAGTCTGTTTGTGGGGGCAACAATGAGCAGGGTAACCGTTATTATCTCCGCTCTGGTTATCTGCATTATCGCCTGCCTGTCATGGGCTGTTAATCATTACCGTGATAACGCCATCGCCTACAAAGAGCAGCGCGATAAAGCCACATCCATCATCGCTGATATGCAGAAGCGGCAACGTGATGTAGCAGAACTTGACGCCAGATACACAAAGGAGCTTGCTGATGCTAATGCGACTATCGAAAGTCTCCGTGCTGATGTTTCTGCTGGGCGTAAGCGCCTGCAAGTCTCCGCCACCTGTGCAAAGTCAACGACCGGAGCCAGCAGCATGGGCGATGGAGAAAGCCCAGGACTTACAGCAGATGCTGAACTCAATTATTACCGTCTCCGAGGTGGAATCGACAAGATAACCGCGCAGGTTAACTACCTGCAGGAGTACATCAGGACGCAATGCCTGAAATAATTTTTTTTGCAAATCACAAAGTCCATTTAATGAGCCTCGCGATGCGGGGCTTTTTGCAATAAATGCGTACCGCAACGCATGTTTTTTACACCGAACCTGCCCCTTTGGAATGGGCCTTTGAGGATACCAGTTAGTGCTGGCGAGCCTCGGTGGGCTGGTTTCCTGTGCGGCAAAGGTTCATTTCAAAGAGTAGGTACACGCTATGAAATCATTAACCCTCTTCAATCAACCAATCCGTATCGGTGAAGATGGCATGATCTGCCTCACTGATATGTGGAAAGCCAGTGGTAAAAGTGAATCTGAATCTCCGTACCACTACCTGCGAAACAAGCAGACCAAAGAGTTCTTGGCTGAGCTGGAGAAAAACCACGAATCTGTGGTTTTTACGGAACGCGGTGCGCACGGTGGAACTTATGGCGGAAAGTTCGTTGCTTATGATTACGCAGCATGGCTAAACCCCGGATTTAAATATGCAGCCTATAAAGTCCTCGATGATTACTTCACCGGAGAGCTTCATCATCGGAACAGCTTAAGTGCGCAGCTCAACATGAAATGTCATGAGTTTGATCAGAAAAAAGACATGGCGAGCTTCTGTGGACAAGGCCTCGCGGCATGGCGCTACACGAAACCTGGTTTGATCGCTGAAATTAACTCCCTGGCTAACCAGTTGCAGATTTCGATCCCCGGGCTTCCGGGATGAGTGATCGTGTCATTGAATGCGCCTCCAGAGCGGGGCGCGACTTCTCAGAGTTCATGAAAGGCGAGAAGGGTATGATGGAAGCATTGGCCTCGGTGGATGAGTTTGGCGAGCAGCTGCGCCTCAACGGCTGTGTCAATCATCACTTTGTTAGCTACATGATGCGGAACTCGATCATGCAGGCATTCATGGACATGGCAAAAGCCGAGAGGAAAGAAGAGCGCCGGCGTAAGCGAGCGGAAGCAAAAGCGAAGTAGCCATTACAAAGCCCATCTACTGGTGGGCTTGATAATGGCTTATACCCTACACGGGATAACTTAACTGATATCCCTTTTAACGGATAAAGGTATTCAAGCCTGACACATCATGCGCTGTATCGTCGCTGTATTTCCGCATTAACCATGACCGTAGCCCGACGGGGAATTCCTTCTGCGCGAGTGTGCGGGGATAATCAAAAACGATACACACCGGGGTTTACCGCGTAAACGGAGCGCGGCGTTGTCCCCTCATGGTCGCTGGTCCGGTGCGATGGTGGAAGAAGCCGGATGTTTATCACTATTAATTGATAACACAGAAATGGATTCATTGATTTTCAGCACGTTTTTGTATTCGTATTATTGAACATCTGTTTATTTTACTTTTAACATATTGATAATAAAAAGAGCTGTAAATCTTTAGATGAGTCGATTTTGTCCGGGGAAGTTCAAATGGATTTTATGCTGACGGTTTCTGGTGTGGTTATCCTGTCCATTGCTTATACTGCAGATAAATATGGCTGCCATTTGTTATCACGTATTGGCGCTTATTGCTCGTTGATGCTGATTTTCTCGTCGCTTTTTTTTGAGTAAGTTATATTAATTATAACAAATAATTTTCTGTGTTTTTTCAGGCTATCCCGTCAGACGGGAAGCCTGTACTGCCGGGGGACGAATGGAAAACTGATGTGTCCGGTAACTGTGTGTTCTGTGAACACCATGTTACTTAATTATGTAATTCATACCCGAACGCTCTGTTGACAGCCTTCTTCTGCAGGCTTCAATAACCCACGCTGAAAAGTTACCGGAACCTTTATGTTCAAGGGCGATATTGATCTGTTCAATCATGTGATTGGGGAAACGGATATTGCGGATTGTGGTTCTGCGGGGCCGGTTTTTCGATGACATTTTCTTTCCTCTGGTGACAAGCTATATGGCGAGGATTTTACATGGCTGTGCTTCGTACGTTACCGGGCAGAATCAAAACTCTGAACACCCGGCGGATAAATGTCCTGAGGGGGGAACAGCGTCGTGTCAGTGGCAGTGCCCGGGTTTCCCTCAAACGTCGTATCTGGCGGAGGGATGCCGGACACTGTTGTCTCTGTAGACGCGTGGTTGACCTTTGTGACAGTGAACTCGATCACCGCATTGCACTTCAGTTCGGTGGTGGTAATGAGGAGACGAATCTCTGGACGCTCTGTACCGAATGCCATCGACAAAAGTCTGCGCGTGAAGCGGCGGGTGGTATGCCTGATCCGACGTTGCCTGAGCTTCCTGATGGCACGCTCAGGGCCGACGGAATCACTGGCCTGTGACCAGACCCGGGGGGGATCATCCGGCGAAAAAAAACGATCGCCCTGGACACCGCCCCCCGTCTCACGCAGAGAAAAAATTCCCGTTTCAGGGCAGTTAACATGTTAACTGGCTGTCCGGGCATTTTTGCGGTTTTTATCTTTATTATTCAGTTTGTTGTGCGGAAAAAATGTTAACTGGCTTTTTCAGCAAATGTTAACCAGGCAGCAGTTAACATTTGCGGCATGAGACGCCGGGAAAAATGGGCTGAACCATACCCGGCTGAGTGCGTTCTGGACCCGGGAGGAGGCTGTGCTGACAACGCAAAAACGAAAATTTGCGCTGGCGCTCATGTCCGGGAAAAACAAAACAGCGTCAGCCCTTGCCGCCGGTTATTCGGCGAAGACAGCCAGGGTTAAAGGCTCGCAGCTGGCAAAAGATCCGGAGGTGCTTGCGTTTATAGCCCGTAAACAGTGCGAGACGGTGGAGGTGGATGAGGTTCCTGTTTATCGGCAGAAAAAATCAGAGCCGGAGGATAAACCCCGTCGCCGTGAGGCGGCTGCAATACCACAGCCGGACGAAACAAATCCGGAGATGCCACCGCCCGTGGTGATATCTCCTGGTATTGAGTATATGGAGGACGGTCTTCCCGATCCGGTGAAAGCGATGGGGCGTCTTCTGGTGGAGAACATTAATACCGACCCCAGGCTGGCGCTGGATGCGGCTTATAAGCTGGCGCAGTTCACGCACCACAAAAAAGGGGATGCCGGTAAAAAATCGGCAAAAGGTGACGCGGCGAAAAAAGCGGCTAACCGTTTTGCGGTGCCACCACCACCCCGCCTGGTGGTGAATAATGATAATGAGGGCAACGGATGATACCTGTGTGGAGCACGGCCTGCCCGGACTGGGCAGAGCGCCTGAAAAAGGGGCTGTCGATTATTCCGGCTCCGATTTATCCGGAGCAGGCCGCACATGCCCTGGCGATTTTTAAACAACTGCGGATTGTGGATGCACCGGGCAGCCCGACGTTCGGGGAGTCCTGCGCACAGTGGGTGTTTGACCTGGTGGCGGCCCTGTTTGGCTCCTACGATGCGCAGACCGGTGTACGCCATATCAAGGAAGTTTTTATCCTTATCCCCAAGAAAAACAGCAAGTCCACGCTGGCTGCCGGGATCATGATGACGGCGCTGTTACTGAACTGGCGGCAGGCGGCGGGCTACACCATTCTGGCCCCGACCGTGGAGGTGGCGGCTAACGCCTTCAACCCTGCCAGGGATATGGTACGACGGGACGATGATCTGGATGACCTCTGTCAGGTGCAGACACATATCCGGACCATCACCCACAGGGTGACGGACACCACCCTGAAGGTGGTGGCTGCCGATCCGAATACGGTATCCGGTATCAAGTCCGTGGGGACGCTGATTGATGAACTGTGGTTATTTGGCAAGCAGTACAAAGCGGAGGACATGTTACGTGAAGCCATAGGCGGCCTTGCCTCCCGCCCGGAAGGGTTTGTGGTGTATACGACCACCCAGTCGAATGAGCCGCCAGCCGGGGGGTTCAGACAGAAACTGCAGTACGCCCGGGATGTCCGTGACGGCAAAATTCATGATCCGCACTTTCTGCCGGTGATTTTTGAGCATCCTCCTGAAATGGTGGAAAGCGGGGCTCACCTGCTGATGGAAAACCTCGCCATGGTTAACCCGAATCTCGGTTATTCGGTGGATGAGGCTTTTCTGTACCGGGAGTACCGTAAAGCCCGGGAGGCTGGTGAGGAAGCATTTCGTGGCTTCATGTCAAAACATGCCAATGTGGAAATTGGTCTTGCCCTGCGTTCTGACCGCTGGGCGGGTGCGGATTTCTGGGAGCAGCAGGGCAGGCGCGTCAGCCTGGACGATATCCTGCAGCGCGCTGATGTGGTGACGGTGGGGATTGACGGCGGGGGCCTGGATGATCTGCTGGGAATGTACGTGATTGGCCGTGACAGGGAAACCCGCGAATGGCTGGGCTGGGGCCATGCCTGGGCGCATGAAACCGCGGTGGTCCGACGGAAGAGCGAGGCGTCCCGGTTTCAGGATCTTGTTGCCTGTGGAGATATGACCATTGTCCGGCGTGTCGGGGATGACACGGCGGAAGTGGCGGAATATGTGCGTCGCATTCATGAGGCTGAGTTACTGGACCATATCGGTATTGACCCGTCAGGGGTGGGGCAGATTCTGGATTCACTGGCGGAAGCCGGGATCCCCGACGGAATTGTGGTGGGGATAAGCCAGGGCTGGAAACTGGGCGGGGCCATTAAAACCACCGAGCGCAAACTGGCTGAAGGGGTGCTGGTGCATGGTGACCAGCCCCTGATGGCCTGGTGTGTCGGCAATGCCCGGGTGGAGCCTAAAGGTAACGCCATTCTTATCACCAAACAGGCCAGTGGACGGGGAAAAATTGACCCGCTGATGGCGCTGTTCAATGCGGTCTCCCTGATGTCCCTTAACCCGGAACCGAAAAAGAAAGAATATGCGGTTTTTTTCATATAACCCTGTTCACACTGTAACCATCATGAACCGCTGCGGCGGTTTTTTTATTTTCAGGAGGCTGATGTGACTCTTAAACGGGCCTGTTCCCTGCTGACGGTGAAATCCTTCAGTGAGGATGAACGGGTGATCACCGGGATTGCGTCAACGCCTTCTCCGGATCGGGATGGTGACATCCTGGAGCCGGAGGGCGCGGAGTTTGGCAGTGCGATCCCGTTTCTCTGGCAGCATGACCATTCCCGCCCGGTGGGGCAGTGTACGGTGCGCCGGGTCAGCGAAGGGCTGGAAATCACGGCAACACTGGTGAAGCCCGTACCGGATATGCCGTCGCAACTGGCTGCCCGGCTGGATGAGGTCTGGGCGGCCATTAAGACCGGGCTGGTCAGGGGGCTGTCCGTGGGCTTCCGTCCCCATGAATACACCTTTCTGGACGGAGGCGGACTGCATTTTCTGCGCTGGGAACTGATGGAGGTGTCTGCCGTCACCGTGCCCGCGAATGCGGAATGCACCATCCGGACCATTAAATCTTACGACCGCCCGTTTTCTGCCGCGTCCGGCAACCGGAAACCGGTGGTGAAAATCGCATCTTCTGCCGGCGCTGCGGCACAGTCAACAACCGTTTTTCATAAGGAAAAGACCATAATGAATATTGGCGAACAGATTAAAAGTTTTGAAAACAAGCGTGCAGCGCTGGCAGCCTCCCTTGAGGAGGTCATGACCAAAGCCGCAGAGGAAGGGCGCACGCTGGATGTGGAGGAGGAAGAGCATTACGACAACACCGCAGCGGAAATCCGTCAGGTGGATGCGCACCTGAAGCGCCTGCGTGAACTGGAAGCCGGTAAGGCCGCCACGGCGCAGCCGGTGAAACAGGCCGGTAACGGGAATGTGGCCGCGGTGGCTTCTGCGCCGGTGATCCGTGTGGAGCAGAAACTGGATAAGGGGATTGGCTTCGCCCGCTTTGCCAAATCGCTGGCTGCGGCTAAAGGCGTCCGATCTGAAGCCCTGGAAGTGGCCCGTCGTCAGTATCCGGATGACAGTCGTCTGCATCATGTCCTGAAATCGGCAGTGGGCGCGGGGACCACCACGGATCCGCAGTGGGCAGGCAGCCTGTCTGAATATCAGGAATACGCACAGGACTTTATTGATTACCTGCGTCCGCAGACCATTATCGGGCGATTTGGTCAGGGCGGGATCCCTGCACTTCGTCAGGTGCCATTCAATATCCGTGTGCACGCCCAGGTGTCCGGCGGTGCTGCCGGCTGGGTGGGTGAGGGTAAGGCAAAACCCCTGACGAAGTTTGATTTTGAATCCATCACCTTCAGTCATGCGAAGGTGTCGGCCATTGCGGTACTGACGGAAGAATTGATCCGTTTTTCCAGTCCGGCTGCTGATGCACTGGTCCGTAATGCGCTGGCGGAAGCGGTGGTGGCGCGTCTGGATACAGACTTTGTGGACCCGAAAAAAGCCGCAGTGGCAGATGTCTCCCCGGCGTCCATCACCCATGATGTGAAGGGCACGGCATCAACCGGTAACCCGGATGCGGATGCCGAGGCCGCGTTTGGCCAGTTTGTGACGGCAAATCTGCAGCCCACCGGTGCGGTCTGGCTGATGTCCAGCACGAATGCCCTGGCGCTGTCCATGCGTAAAAATGCGCTGGGGCAGAAGGAATATCCGGACATGACCCTGCTGGGCGGGACCTTCCAGGGGCTGCCGGTGATTGTCTCCCAGTATGTGGGTGACCAGCTGGTACTGGTGAATGCGCCGGATATTTATCTGGCGGATGACGGTGGTGTGGCGGTGGATATGTCCCGTGAAGCGTCACTGGAGATGCAGTCTGAACCGACCAGCGACAGCAGCACACCGTCACCGGTGGAGCTGGTCTCCATGTTCCAGACCGGCAGCGTGGCCATCCGTGCGGAGCGCTGGATCAACTGGCGTCGTCGCCGTACCGCGGCGGTGGCTGTGATCACCGGTGTGAACTACGGAACTGCGTCCGGCGGCTGAGTCTGATGAGGAGGGCGGGAGGCGCTAGCTTCCCGCAGTAACTGATGGCAAAAATCCAGTATCTGCAGGGCACGCATGATGCCCGGGCCGGGGATATCCGTGATGTGGCACAGCCGTGTGCGGAGGTGCTGGTTCGCCTGGGAAA